ACACGGAGACGCCAGCATGTGGTTTACGGCGGACGATAGCTTGACTCGTTCCGCTGAACACCTCGTGCAGACAGTCTGTGACAAAGTTTGTCACAGCCTGGGTGCTACGGCATCCAGCATCAAATTAGTCAAGTCACTGGTGTGGCCATTCATTGCCAGGAGATCCAAACGCAAGGTTTGGTTCACCGACAAAGAGTTTGGCAGGATGATAAATTCATTTCGCTCAACGGCGAAGAACATCCTCTATTACACCAACTCAGAGAATCGTGAACAATCTTTTATAAAATTTCACCTTGATACTCTGATGTGCCAGGTATTCCGAGATTCACAGCGCCCAACGCGCGATGATTGGAATACTCGTCCGCTGTTTTCTGGATGGACCCGGAGATACGTTGCACGGCGACTCGCCGCGCGCGATCTTTCTTTCATATATTCCCTTGCTAAAGGCTCAAAACAAATGTGGCCTTCCTTGGGAATTCACAAAGAATGTGAGGCGCTTAATAAGCACTCTTTCCGGTTCTCCACGGCCCGAAAGTTGGTTGACGATGATCTGACAGACATGATTCATGCTGTCTCTAAGAAGATCTTCGCCCCAATACTTAAGGGTCGTGTCGAGTACAAAAAGTTTGTTCCATCGGGATCTGCTTGTCTCCAGCACTCTCGCCGTAAAGGCGGTGCGTTGAGATTGAGCGATCCAGCACTCCATGCGTCTAAGGTGGCGCATGAGCAGAAAATAGGTTTAGGTCGCGCTGCTACCTATTGCATCGAAAAATATCGACGCGAGCAGTTTGAAAAATTTTATGATAAAGTTTGCGACGGTGTAAACCCAGATCCGGATGGTTACTCCCGGAATCTGAGATTGAAGATGGTGACAATTCCCGAACCTGGAAAATTTCGAGTTATATCGATCGGTGACGGATACCTCTATTCCGCATTGCAGCCCTTACAAGGGGTGATGCTTGATTGCTGGAAAAAGAATTATGCTTCTACTATGAAGCTAGAGGATCTGACCGAACGGGTTCGAGAAATTGAGAAAATGTCATCCTTTGAGTTGTGGAATTCTGGTGATTGGGAGGCAGCCACGGATTGGATTTGTAAAGAGTCCACGTGGTCAGCCTTCCGTTGTCTAAGAGATACCCCTTTTGGGGATTTAGGTTATTATTCTCTAGGCACTTACCAGGCTTCCTATCCCATGTTGTATGATTGGGATAGCCGGAAAGCTTTCGTTAAAGCTGAAGGCATTGATGTCCGAGTGAAAAAGGCCCTTGGAATTCCGATTCATAAGAAAATCGGACGGGGTCGATGCAAGCCGGGTTCTACAGAAGATTTATATTTTCTGGCTGAAACGGCTGAGGTGGCGATTCGTCTTGAAGAATTAGGACGATCTAAAACGGAATTTCTTATCCGCCCACCCCAGGAAATCGACGCTGTCGAAGGACAGCCGATGGGGCATCCACTCTCTTTCCCATTGCTTTGTATAATTAATCTAGCGGTTTATCATACCGCTTTACAGCGATGGGCAGGACAGGACAAGGAGTTATTAAAGCAGTTACCAGTCTTGCGAAGGGCAGTATTGGTGAACGGCGATGATGTACTTTTTAAATGCGATAGCAGGCTCCATTCCATTTGGAAGGAGGTTTCAGAATCGACTGGATTTAAAATTAGCCAAGGAAAGAGTTATCTTTCCTCGGACACCTGTATGATAAATTCTCAGGTTTTCCAGCGACGAAACGGTCTTATGACCCGATTTGGCTACCTTAATTTGCGCATCGTTACCGGTCATTCACAGAAGACTGGGGACTCCAGGGCTACGGCTCCGGAGATTGCCACAGAACTTAATAAGATGGTTTCTCTTTGTGATTGGACTGCTTGTGCGATTCCAGCGACTATGAATCGTTGGAAAAAATCATTTCCGGGACACGTGACTCCGAATTGGTATTTACCAGTTCACTTAGGAGGCTATGGTGTCAATCCTCGCTTTGGACCTCGTTCATGGAGGGTGACCCAACATCAGCGGAAATTAGCTGCTCAGTTTATTGCTGAGCCCGCGAAATCCGGTCTTTTTGGGGTTCAATTCGACATGAAGAGGAAAGGTTTAGAGCGTTTTCCGCGGGGGTTTGTTGCCAATTGGAAACTTATCCCGGGGGAATACGTGGAACGAATAGGCGAAGAATATGAAGTGATTGATGATTGGACGGCTCGACTGAATCTTTTGAATTATTATCAGCAACCTGCTGACGTTTCGATTCAAACAACCGGACGACCGGCTCCTCGGGAACCCAAGCTATTGAAGCTCGGATACCGTCTTAAGCCGATGTCTCTGGAGAGAATATTCGAGTATTGGTTTGTCCGATTTGTCGCACATAATACTCCTGTTTGTCCTCCACTTGGGACAATAAGGACTCGTTCTATGCCTCTATTAAGGCGTCCTGGACCGCAAATGCGGTCCCATGTGACAGAACGAGTGGACTATGGAACGCGGGTACCTATTCCGCCATCTGTTCAAAGGATGGTGGATCCGAGAGTTCGCATTAAGTTGCGCAGTTCGGATGTACTACGAGATCTCTCCGATATAATTAAGGTCGAAGAAGATCAAGAGCGAGGGCGTTCCGAGGAAGAAATATATCAAGAGATTATTGATGGTTGGAGATTTCCTATTAGGAAATTAGGGAAGACTCTGTCCGATGTATCGGATGGTGTCACGGATATTTTACGTGAGCATGGGCCTGCAATGGCTTTGAATGCTCTATCCGCTCTTCCGGTGGCAGCTTCTTCGCTGTACACCATTTGGAGTTTGAAAGAACTCCTCTCCTTAATGATTTATAATCCCATGGAATTAATCGGGCGAAATGAAAATTTCGTTCTCCGTAATTCGCCTCTTGAATATTTTTCCGATAGTCCTGAGAACATTGTTTAGTTCTCTATGGGGTCATGAAGAGTAATTGCCCAAAACGGTGCCTCTCGCTAGCTTAATATTTACGTGCTAACCAAAATGCCGAGAGACTGCACGGCGCATCAGCCCTTTAGCTATGCTGCCCATGACGCGACCCATAATTGGGTTGTGATATGAGAGGAAGTTTGAACTACCCTTTACTTTGTTGGGCCTCCACGGCTCGCATGGTAAGGGGTCTTCCTTGTGGAACGATAGACTTTCTATGAAAGTTGGTATGGGGCGTCCGGTTGGACACCCAGCGGACTTGGTCCGGACCCTAATAGGTTTCCTTTTCTATCGTCCTATGAGGATAGGCTGCAAGGAGGAGAAAGTAATTTCTCGTCCGTTCTCTTAATCACTTTATCGCGATCAGGATCCCAGATCATTCTTCTATGCCACCTACGGGTAGCAACGGTTCGGAATCTATAATTAATTCCGACGGGTGAGAATGAATTGAGTCGGTGTATAGCACCGAAGGATCCTCATGGATGTAGGCTAATTGTGAAAATATGCTGTTTCTTCATGATGAACAGTCCCCCAGAGGTGGGGGATCCCATATTACCTTCTTTCGCTATAAATTTTACTTAGAATTAATGACGAAAGCAAAATCAACTCAAAGGCCAAAACATGGCCAAACCAGTGGCGCTCTCCGAATGGGGAGCTCCAAACGAACGATCGGACGGAAGAACCGCCGATTTAGACCTTATGATAATAATTCGATGAATAACCGGACTGTTATTGCCCCTGTCGCTATGGCGACGGGCGCCTCCTATCCCTCGGCTCGCGCGACTAAATCGCGCTCAAAATCTATAACTAATAGAGAGCTTGTGGGTACTTTGAACGGGAATGTGAACCTAACGGTTCTCACGTTTCCTATCAACCCAGGATTGGCGAATACTTTTCCTTGGCTTTCTAGCCAGGCTGTAAATTGGCAGCAGTATCGGTTTCGGAAGTTGTGTTTCCATTTCATAACAAGAGTGGGAAGCAACACTGCAGGGACGATGATTTTGTCCCCGGACTATAATCCAATTGATCCGGTTCCGAATACGGAACAAGTCGCAATGGATACGCAGGACGCGGTTGAAAACGTGCCCTGGCGGGATTTCAGTTGCTTTTTGGATGTAGGTGCTATGCATGAGATTGGACCGCGAAAAACGGTTCGGACTCAGAATGTGGCTGGTGATTTGGCCGCTTTTGATTGTGGAAATCTTCATGTATGTGCTGTTGGAATGGTGGATGGTTCTGCGGTAGGGAAGCTTTGGGTAGAGTACGAGATTGACTTCTTCGTACCTGCTACCGTCTCGCTTCTCACTGCGCCTTCAACCGTCTCTGGAGTAACAATTGTAGCTCCTCAGATTATTCCTAATGGCGTGCAGACTCGAATTGATTGGACTCAAATATTATTTGATCCTCTCGGAGTATTTCAGGAGGGGGTTCCGCGTGACGCATTTCATTTCCCGAAAGGGAATTATTTCGTCATGTTGAAATCAACTTTCATTGATACGAGTGCAGAATCCTTCGGCGTTGAACTCCATTTGGATGATCAACTTGGGCCGATTTCTACTGCATTTGATTCTCCCGGAATTGCATTTGGAGCTGTCCAGACTCGTGCTGTGACGGTCTTCGGTGCTCACTACTCCGATGGAGCGGGTGGTCTAATTGCAAGCGTGATTTGTCGTGGGGCAGTAGGGAATTTATCCCTGATTAACTCGCCCCATACTCAGATGTTCGTTTGGCTGATATAATTTGATGTGTCACACATGCTGGCATCCTT